CAATGTTTAACCCTACCTCTCTTTTTTCACACTTATTACATATAGTGCATGTACGATATTGGTACGTACCTGAATAGGTATTAACTAACTCTGACCACTTTGACCAGTTGTGAAAAATATGGATCATTTCCCAGCCTCATTGAATTCATCCAGCGCTTTCCAGTAGGCTTCAATTTCTGAACGATAAGTAGACAGCATATATTCAATATCTGTTCTCTCTAATGAACCTAATGTTGGTATCACTGGTGCTGTGCAAGGCCATCTATGTCTATCAAAGTTTTTGTTATCTTGCCGCATTCTTCGCCAAACACTAAGGTTAATTCGGTAATTACCAAGCCCATCTTTAAAAAGAGTCTCTCCAACAAACACAGGCTTGCCTTCGCAGTAGCCTAGTGGGAGCATAATTAAGTCATTCTCATAGAGCGGACCAGTCTTATGGAAATGCCCATCATTAGTCCATGATGACGCAACTTCAATTTCGTTAGTGCAGCTCTTAACACCAGCTAACGGGTAGCTTCCTATTGCATCCCAAATCCCAATGCGTGCAGCTAGTCCGTTTCGCTGTGCGAAGGGGGCGCCAGCTTTTGCATGTTCTGCGTTGAAAGGTTTTGTATGTTCTGGTTTCATTTCCCATCCTGAATAGCTGCATCAATAACGTCGTTCATTCTAAATTCACAGACTTTGTATTCTTCACCATCAATATCGAATATGCAGCCAAGATAATTTAAAAACCTATAACGCTCCGCATCCTTCTGCGCATCTGCCAATTCGCGCTCTAGTTGCTCTATGCGGTCATGTAGAGCATCAACTACTCTGCTTGGCAAAACTACTGTGCTTTGCGCAGATGGGATCATTTTTAGTGTTATTGGCGTATGCGGGTAAGTCGTATCACCAATCAGTAGATTTTTATCGCTCATACATCCTCGCCATTTAATAATTTCATGGCTTGTTGATTTCTAATTTTATAATCGACTAAATCATGCAGATAGCTATTTCCAGCTCTCTGCGCCGTTTGTTTTTCACTTGTCAGTACAAGCACAAGAGTTTCTAGCCATTCAATCTTGCGCTTTAGTGCTGGTATTGATTCTTTCATTCTGACAACTCTAATACTGAAAACCATTGAGCCTTTGATGTCGGTATCACTGGCGGCTTACTCTTGCGGCACAGCGTAAAGTCATCCAGATTGCGCTCGGCTTTTACCTTCTTTGGTCTTACTGGTACGTTCGTTCGTAGTGTCATAATGTCGTCAAGACATGCTTGCGTGATGTTGTAAATATCCAGTACGATTCGCGCTGCTATTACCTCGTCAAAATCGCGCAATCTTCGGCGATATGATTTTCTGATGCACATTACGGCGTTTTTGTTTGGCCGGTTATTTGTTGGTAATAATTGCATAGTCTCTTCGGGAATTACCCCGCACCTGGTTATTGAAACGTCATGCGCTTAAATAATGCGCGTGTCATGTTGATGTCGTCTTTGCAGTAGTCCGCAACTTCTAAAATACGACCATCGCGCACATAATCAGCAACCATCGAACCGTCAATATCGCCTTTGCCTTTCAAGCCGCAAGCCTTACTGATCTTGTCTAAGCTGCCGCCAACTCTTACGCCCCATTTTTGCATCGTGTCATAAACAGAGTCGTCCCATGGCTTGCAACTAAACGGGATTTCTTTGCTTGGCTTCACTTGCAAAACTACTGAGCGCTGGAATAAAAATCTCAGGTCAAACTCGATCAGGTTATGACCTATGAAACGTGGGCGCTCGTTTGGTCGTGCTTTGCATACTTTGTCAATTTCAGCAGAGAATGCAGCAAGCAAGAGAATCTCTTGCGCCATATCCTGTACTCCTGAGATATGCAACTCTTGCGCTGGCTCGTCATCAATTGCCCATCCAATTACACATACATGACCGAGTGCGCCATCGAATGATGTCTTACGCCAGGCTGCATCGCCTTCGGACTCGCGGTTTTCTTCAAGCCATGCTGCGATAGTTTCAGGCTTCTTGTGTGTTGCTGGCGGTTTTACGTTTGCGATAAATTCATCACGTACCGCTTTGCTTTGCGCTGGCAAAGTCTCAATATCTAGAAAAATGTTCATGTTCAATCCGATCTAAAAAGGAATTTCTTTGTCTATATCACTAAAATCTTGCGCTCTTGGCGCTGGTCGTGTTGCTGGTCGTGGCACCTCTGATTCCTCGCGCTTGCCACCTTGCAAAGCCACATCGCCCACACGAACGTCCATGCTCTTTCGCTTCTGTCCGTCTTTGTCCGTCCATTCGCGCTCTGTAACGTTACCCGATACAGTGACCGATTTCCCCTTAGTTAAATACTGCGCTAATGATTCGGTACGCTTGCCAAACAATGAACAATTCCACCAGATAGTCGGCTTATCTTTTCCCTGCGAATCAGCAACAGAAAACGATGCTACTGGATCGCCATTGCTAAGAAATTTTACTTCTGCATCTTTACCTAATTGACCAGCGATAGTAATGTTGTTCATGCTGCTTCCTTTGTAGTGAGTTGTAATTTTCTTGCCGTAGCTACTGCGCGTAATTTTGAAAGCTGTTCTTCTGTCGCATTGGCCTTAACAGAAGCCTTTAATAACTTGGCTATTTCTTCCACGTTTTCAGCATCGGTAATTTGCGTTTGCATATCAACAAACTGACTCTGTGAAAACTTATTTTCGGGTTGTGGCTTCACTGCCTCTGTGCCATCGTCATCTGCTTGATAAAGCCCTGTAATCGCTGCCAGTGCATATCTTCGGGAATAGGTCGCTGCGCTGCCATAACCCTGTGCATCGTTCTTTTGTAGTGGCATTGTTAGCTCATCTTCTAGCCATTCGCCCGACTCATGCATCAAGCGAGTAGTTAGGTTTAACTTTCCCGATTCACTCGGTGAGAATGACTGTATAAATACAATACCGTTCGCGTTTAATGCAGGTTTAACCGCATCAATCACCGATTCAAGGTTGGCGTATGTATTCTTAAAATGTGGGTTCGTAGCGTCTTTGGCTGCGAATGTGATCGCCTGTTGCGCCTTGAGTAGCGCTGGTGCTAACTTGCTTATTTCTAGTGAGGTTTTCATCGTCTTTTCCTAGTTGGTCGTAATACATCTTGTAATCTGCCATTCCGTTATCGTCCACTTCTTGCAGATCATCGAAGTGGTGATTTTTTATCTTGCTCATTTGGTCGCCTTAAAATAAATTGCAACGTTGTATTTCCAAGTCATCCGAATCGCGTCAATAATTGGGACTTTAAAGCTGCGCTATTCTTTGTAATCCTTGATTGCTTTCTTGATTGGCTGCTTCATTTCTGCACCATCGCAAAGCCGGTCATATACTCGCCACGCTTCGCTAGGTCATATAAAACCTTGTCCTTCGCGGTTTTCTTTTGTTGTGCTACACGAACGCGATACGCCTCATTTGCTGCGTGTTCTTTTTCTTCCATGTATCCGTTTAATGCACAGAGAGCGAGAAATGCAGCTATTCCAATGATCCAGAATTTCACGGTGTCATCTCCAAGCATTGCAGCTTAGAAATTGAATCTTCAACGCTGGCTATATCAAGATGGTATTGCTCTTTGATTGCCTCTTTCTTCGCATTAAGTATTTCAAGTTGACCAGCGGTCATGCTGAAATTTTCAGGTATTTCAAACTCAACATCTACCTCGCAAACCTGCACAGCGCCATCAACTTTCAAAGAGTAGATTGCAAACTCTGGCTTTGCCTGCCACGCGTATTGAGTCGCTTGTACAAAACATTTCATTGTGTGTTTCATTTCATCTCCAAGTTAAATTAAGTGGTGCCGTATTACTACGGAACGACAGAGAAACCCCCCCTGTCCTCACCACTGATAATCACTCTCTCGCTAAAGCTACGAATTGCGGGAAATATCAAAAACCGCTTGGAGCTAACCCAATTGAAAGCGATTATCAGTAGTTGCTCGTAACGTGAGCCATTCGGCGATGAAGGTCTAGGATCATCGCGGTAGGTATATCAAGCAGCCTTAACTTCTTCAATTGCAGGAGTCCACAACTCAGCATGCTTTCTAATTAAAACCAATGCAGCGCGGTACTCTTCGCCATGATTATTTGAACCATGCTCTGCATCTAGCGACAATTCAAATTCTTCAATCGATCCTGAAAAGCAACCTGCTTTTAATTGAATGCCATGGTCTGTAATGAATGCTTGAAGATAATCACTTCTTGATCCAATCGGGCTAAGTTGAAAATAAGGACGTTCGCCAATAAGTTTTTTACCGCCCAGATCAGCACAGTACAGATTGGCACCGCCCAGATCAGCACCGTACAGATTGGCACCGCCCAGATTGGCACCGTACAGATTGGCACCGCCCAGATTGGCACCGTACAGATTGGCACCGCCCAGATCAGCACAGTACAGATTGGCACCGCCCAGATCAGCACCGTACAGATTGGCACCGCCCAGATCAGCACCGCCCAGATCGGCACCGCCCAGATTGGCACCGCGCAGATTAGCACCGTACAGATCGGCACCGCCCAGATTGGCACCGTACAGATTGGCACCACCAAGATCGGCACCGCCCAGATCGGCACCGCCCAGATTGGCACCGCCCAGATTGGCACCGCCCAGATCAGCACCGCGCAGATTGGCACCGCCCAGATTGGCACCGCCCAGATCAGCACCGCGCAGATTGGCACCGCCCAGATTGGCACAGTACAGATCGGCACCTCCCAGATCGGCACCGCGCAGATTGGCACCTGCTTTCAATGCCATCAGCAAAGTAATCTTCAGTGAGTTTTCCTCTACATCATGCGAGAACAAAACTGAATTTGTGTAGTGATTTTTTATTTCAATTATCATTTTCTTTTCCGGTTAAATTAAGAAACCAAATCAACAAGATGCTTAGTCCAATAATCAACACTGGTTTTCTTTAAAAATTCCACCAATTTGTCGCCTTGATTTTGACGAACTAATTCAGCAAGTTTTGTTTCAAATGGAAATGCAACGTCCCGTGAAGCGCCCATCGTTTCACCGATAGCCTCAGACATATTGTCGAATTGTCCCCAGTAGTAATCTGTTCTGAAATCATTTACCTTCGCTTCAATCTCTTTCTCTTTTGCATCTTGAGCAGCTTCTAACTGCTCTTTTTCGCAGTAATGCTTGGCGGTGTCAACTTCGACTTGGCAGTAGTTCATTACATTCCCCTTGCTAGAGTTAATTGACTTGCGACTGATTGAGCAGCTTTGTTGCACTCAAATACGCAAGCGTGATTTCCAAATGATTTTTGAGCTTCAACTTTATCGATTGCCAGAAGTTCAGCAAAAGCAATCGTGACCAACTCACGAGCAGACATGCTGTCGCGGACATTAGATTTTTCTGAAAGATTGCGAGACCGGCGCAATTCTTTGGCAGTGCCATTGAACAGCGGTACATACATCGCATTTGTGCAATCACCAAAGCCCTGACCAGTAACACCATGCGATTGAAGTTTTCCGGTAAAGTCTTTACGAGTTGCTACACCAGCAGAACGGGCGATATGACGTTTTAAATCTTCTTGCGACATGCGATCAACAATGCTATCTGCGATCTCTGGCGATGCCGCTTGCACCTTCATAAACACATCATTGACTTCCATGTGTAAAGCAGGGCTGAGATACTTTGCATAAGCCAAGGCGATTTGTTTATGGGCAAATGTGCCGCCGCCATTACCTCGGGTAGTTTTCCAAATGCCCGCTGCGTTCACGTTTGAATTTACTGCAACAAAATCAATAAAGTCACGACCAGGACCGCCACTAATTGACATCACTCCGGTGCTTCCTGATTTTTTAGCATATGGAGCTTGACCCCATTTTTTAGGCTCCATCTTTCCATTGACTAAACCGCGTACCTGCGCTTGTTTAAAAATGTCAGTCAATGAGACTAGATCATCTTTGGCAGTGAAGTCGATTCCTGTCTTTGCTATATCTATTTGCGTTTTCATCTTTTACCCTTCGGTGAGTTGATGAGTCATTAAACACCATGTTTAAACAAAACGCAAACAATTTGTTTAAAATATTTAAAATAATTTATAATCGATACACAATCAAATAAAAATTGAAAAACTTATGAATATTAAAAGTGTCGCTATGCAATTAATCGCTAATGGAATTTTAGAAAGTGGGAATGAAATGACTCATGCAGAACTAATTGCAGAAAATAAGCGACTTAAATTAAGCATTGCTAATGCACTTACATACGTTCAGGCATGGGATCGGCATAAGCCATTTGAAAATCCCGATATGTGTGGAGAAATGGTTTCAATACGGTTATCTGGTCTTTGTTTGTTAGCGGAAATTATTCAGCCGGGGTGCCGAAAAATTGCCGATGCTAGATTTTTAACTGGATATGAGCATCCGGTTGATATTGAAAGAAAAAGCTTTAATAAAGATTGATAGACGTAAAAAAACCCCGACTAGCGGGGCTTGAAACTGCTTTTTAGGTATTTGCGATATTTACAGGCGAGTTTTTAATTTAGTCATCATTAACACAGTCAAAATCTTCTAATATTCCATAGGCATTATTTCCAAATGAGTGAAACTCATAATGTTTATCAATTCCGCATGACTCGCCATTCACGGGATGCAAATGACCCCTACTATCATTAATAAAAGTAATGAAAAGATAAATAAAAAATAATGTAGCAAGTATTCCTGTTACTTGTTGCCATAGTTTTTTCATATCTTCTCAGTCTGATGATGAACAACTAGCCCAATAATAATGCAAGAATCTCCTGCGCATAGCTTCCTGGCATATCTGATTTGATCTGGATTGTCGCTAGATAGCCACCATTGGCCGGCATCGCGCACCATTCGTTTAATTACAGCCTCGCCTTCGTAATTTACAGCAAATACCTTTCCGTCAACTGGCGTTTTATCTGAAGTATTGATAACGACTGTATCGGTATCGCTTATTCTTGGTTCCATCGAATCACCTTTAACCCTCACGGCTAATAGGCTAGATGGGTTATATCCGCGCGATTGATACCAATATTTGCCGAAAACTAATGGCGCATGGCTTTCTTCTTCCATTTCAACCGAAAACCCAGAGATACCAGCCGACAATGCTAGCTTAACCCTGCGCACAGCGGGATAGTCTGGATTGTTGTCCATGCTGATTTCTTCGCGGTACTCACCAATAACCATTGATCCATTTCCCGTTTGCAACCATACAGCAGAACAACCGATTATTTTTTCTGCATCAAGTAATCCTGCTTTTGATATTCCTCTCGCCTCCCAATTATTAATTGTTTGCGGGGATGCATTCATTGCCCTACCTAGATCGGATTGACCTTCGATATCTTTTAGTTGCTTTGCAGCTAAGTAAATCCGTGTCATTTGAATATTCATGAGTTGAATTTTCGCGCAGTCAAACATCTTGTTGTTACACAATATGTTTGACTTTTGTTTAAACACCGTGTTTAATGATGCCAAGTTAAAACAAAAAGGTTTGCGATGAAAGATGACATTGAAATTATTGAAAGCCTCGGCGGGGCAACCAAGCTTGCCGAAATACTTGGGTACGACAAACAAGCCGGTGGAGTTCAAAGGGTTCATAACTGGCTTTCTCGCGGTATTCCACCGCAAGTGAAATTAGACCGGCCTGATTTGTTCATGCCGACTTGGAAAGTTCCTAGATCAAACAAAGCCACAGCATGAGCGCAGATCAAAAAGAATTGCGCGGCCTTGCTGATGCCGATCTCGTTAAAGCACTTGACGCGATTGCTCTCGCTAAAGGTCTTGATCGCAATGCCTACGTGAATAAAGTTCTGACTGCGCATGTTTCCTCCTACTTCGTTGAACTTAGGTTAGTGCAAGCCATGTGCCGAGACAATCCATTGCTTGCGGAAGATGCGGGGAAGGTATGACGACTCTACAAAATATCCTGATTTACGGCGGCTTGGCGCTGATCTTTTTCTGTCTTATTGACACGATTTGGAACGATTGAAATGACTTCTCTTTACCGTGAATTTCCTTTGAAATCGCCTGGAATATGGCCTTTGTTTATTGCGTTCATTAAAGCCAATGCAGATTCATTTGCAGAGAAGGGCGAACACTTGCGGCTGATCGTGACTTCAGATGAAAAGAAGCGCACGAACGAGCAGAACAGGTTTTATCATGGGCCGGTACTGGACGCGATTGTTGATCAAGCTTGGTGGAATGGTAAGCAATTTCCGAAAGAATTTTGGAAAGAATATTTCCGCAAACGCTACTTGATGAAGGATGAATTTACTACGCCAGCCGGTGAGATCGTCAACACGTATTGGAGTACGGCAGATTTAAAAGTCGGCCCGATGTCTGAATTTCTGAACAAAGTGCAAGTTGAAGCAGGTCAGGAATGGGGAGTGATTTTCGCATGATCGCCAAGCGCACAAGCAAATGCCGTGTATGCCGTGGCGAATACTCAAAACGGTCTATGACTCATAGCGCTTGTTCGATTGAATGTTCGTTGGTCTTGGTCGCTAAAGAGAATCAAAGCAAAGAAGCGAAAGCCGACAAGTTGCGCAAAGAAGCGATCAAGTCGCTCTCTGATTTAAAGCGCGAAGCACAAACAGAATTTAATAAATTTATTCGCACTAGAGACTCACATCTGCCGTGCATTAGTTGCGGTCGATCTACTGGCTGCAAGGTCAATGCCGGTCACTATCTGAGCGTTGGAAGTCATCCACAACTGCGCTACAACGAGCAAAACTGTCATTTGCAATGTGAACACTGCAATACCTACAAGTCAGGAAATCAGGCTGCTTACCGCCCTGAACTGATTAAGAAAATAGGCTTATCGGCTGTCGAAGAACTCGAAGCGATGAACGATTTTACTAAATTTACCCGCGATGGCTTGTTGCAGATTAAAGCCGAATACCGCGCAAAAACTAAAGAATTATCAGCAGTAAAACAAGGAGAAGTGAAATGAATTTAGTGGAGGATTTGAACAAGCATCAAATTAACGCGCTCAAAGTGCTTTGCGACATAGGCGGGTGGGCAACATCTAGTCAGTTGCACTATCACGGCGTTAATGCGGCCAGCGCGGTCGCTTTAGAGAAGCGTAATTTTTTAGAGCGAAGAACGATTGGTGATGAAATGTACGGCACATCAGAGTGGCGAATTAATTTAGATCGTCTTGATGAATTGGTGGATTTTGTAGAAGAGGGATCTGTGTATCAAAAGTTGATGTGGTCATTTCATAAAACCCATCAACTGATGAGTCAAGTACACAGTATCACAGCAAACAATGTTTTAGAAAATATGGACGAATCATTAATGCAGTAAAGCAAAACGCGACTCAGGTTTGAGCTGAATCGCGTCTCTATCAACGTACTAACCGAGGTAACACGATGAATCGAATAATTTTAACACACTTAAAAATGGCCGTCATGTGGCTGGCAATCCGTGAAGTCATTTCAGCCAAAACTACAGCACGCCTGTTCCTTACTTTTAACTTGAGATCCGCATGAGCGAAATTACCAACATTGAATTTGAACATATTAGCCTTGACGGTGGAACTCAGACACGCGAACAATTAAACGAATCTTCTGTGCTTGAATATACAGAAGCATTTAGAAATGGCGCTGTTTTCCCTCCTGTTACAGTATTTTTTGACGGCTCATCATTTTGGCTTGCTGACGGCTTTCATCGCTATTCTGCATGTAAAGACGCTGGCTTTGAGTCAATTTTAGCCAATGTCATCGATGGAACAAAGCGCGATGCAGTTCTGTTTTCAAAGGGTGCTAATGCAGATCATGGGTTTCCAAGATCAAATGCAGTGAAGCGCCAAGTAGTTACCGATATGCTTAACGATGAAGAATGGGCAAAGTGGAGTAACGAAGCTATTTCCAAGCATTGCAGCGTATCACCTCACACAGTTGCAGATGTTCGTAAGTCTATCTCTGCAAATGCAGAGATGCCAGTCACGAGAACTGTTGAACGCAACGGCAAGACCTACGAGCAAAACACTTCCAATATTGGCAAAACTGTGGCTACACCAAAGCCCGTAAAAGAAGTTGCGCCTGTTGTTGATGCCGAAATTGACTACGAAGCCGAGGAAACACCGGATTTTGTGCAGATTGCAAACGATCTGGAAAAGGAATTAATTGAAGCTCAAGACTTATTAAAACGCTTTGAAAATACCGATGTGCAGAAAGTTGTAAATGATTTTGACGGTCTGGCGAATCGTCTTGCATGTGAAACACGGGACCATAACGAATTGAAGCGCAAGTACAAATTTCAATCTGATTTATTGAAAGAGATACGTTTAGCGGTTGGTGCTGAAAGCAATTTTGACATTGTGGCGAAGGTGAAAAAGCCATGACGCTACAACTTAGACCACTTCAAGAAAAAGCAATTGCGGCTGTACAACAGGCTTTCCGTGATGGCTATAAAAATGTGCTATTGCAAGCGCCTTGCGGATTTGGCAAGACCGAATTGTCCACAGCGATGTTGATAAAAACACGCGAGAACATGAAGCGCGGCGCTTTTGTCTGTGATCGCCTTTCGCTCATTGAGCAAACGGGCGAGCGCTTCGATAAGTACGGCTTGAAATACGGCGTGATGCAAGCGCAACACGAAAAGACCGATAAGCGCGAACGCATTCAGCTTTGCAGCATTCAAACAATCGGGCGCAAAAAATGGCCTGATGTCGATTTGATTATGGCTGACGAATGCCATGTATTGCCTAAGGCATTAACTGAAAGAATAGATAAGCGCGATTGCTACACGGTCGGACTATCTGCTACGCCATTTACTAAAGAACTAGGCCTGCATTTCGACATTGTGATTAATGCCGCTACCACAAACGAATTAATCGAGGCTGGCTTACTTGTTCCTTTCCGAGTATTCGCGGTAGCCGAACCTGATTTATCCGATGTAAAAGTGGTAGCAGGTGAGTGGGACGAAAAGCAACTTGAAAGTAAAGTTTTGCCAGTGGTCGGTGATTGCGTCAAGGAATATCAGAAGCTTGGCGAAGGTAAAAAGTTTATATGCTTCGCGGTGAGTATCTTGCACGCTGCTGAGTTAAAACGCCAATTTGCCGAGGCTGGAATTGTTACGGAGCTTTACACGTACAAAGAAACGGCAGAGGAAAAAATCGAGGCGGTGAACGAGTTTCGAAAGCCTGATTCATACATTCGTGGCCTGATTAGTATCGAAAGCCTGACGCGAGGTTTTGACGTTTCAGACATTGAAGTACTGATTATAGCGCGGCCTCTACGCAATGCTATTGCGGTGCACATTCAAATGATGGGCAGAGTTTTACGCACATCACCAGGCAAAGCCATTGCAACAATTTTAGACCATAGCGGAAATTGTGCGCGATTCTGGAATCAAGTTGCAGACTTCTTTGAAAACGGAATTAGCGTTCTTGATGACGGTAAAAAGAAAACTAAGGAAGAGGCAGAGAAGGACAAGCCAAAGGACAAAGAGGCGGCGAAGTGTCCTAAGTGCTCAATGATTCACGAGGTCAAGATTTGCCCGGGCTGCGGCTTTGAATATATTCGCGCTTCTGGCGTGCTTCAAATTGCGGGTGAATTGTCGGAAATTAAAGGCGGTAAAACCTTCAGCATGGAGTTTAAGCAGCAGTTTTATTCTGAATTGCTTACCTATGCAGCTTCAAAAGGTCGCGCTGATGGATGGGCTGCGAATCAATATCGCTCTAAGTTCAACGTGTGGCCTAACTCTATGAAACGAGAGCTAAAACCATTAAGTATTGACACGGCAAACTATATTAGATCACGCCAAATTGCTTACGCTAAATCAAAGAAGGCGGCAGCATGAATTTTCTTGCCTTTCTTCAATCATCGGGCTTTATTGTTGATCGCGTTGACCCAGATGGCAAATGGCATCGTTGTGGCACACAAGACCATCCAAAGACGAAAAACGGCGCTTACAAATTGACGCTGGATGGCTTAGTCGGCTTCATGCAAAACCACGCTACAGAAACCGAGGTCACGACTTGGAAAGCTGGCAGCGATGTAGCCCGTCCAGATCTAATGATCTCAATGCAACGCGCCAAAGAAGCCAGAGAACAATCTATAAAAATTATAGTTGAAGCCACGCGCCAAGCAGGTGAGTTCTGGAAACGCTGTAAGCCTTTACGTTCTGGTCATCCGTACTTAGACGCAAAATTATTGACGATGCAGGGCTGTACGAATCTCAAAATTGATAGCGACGGATGGCTAGTCATACCAGTGGAAGTCAATGGTTGCATTATCTCGCTGCAAAGAATCGCCCCAGATGGCACAAAACGCTTCTGGTCAGGCGCAAGCGTCAAAGGCGGGTGTTATGTGCTGGCACGTCCTACGGCGTCGTGTACCGTGCTTTGCGAAGGTTTTGCAACGGGTCTAGCTATCTACCAAGCGGTATCGGATTGCAGAGTCATTGTTTGCTTCGACGCTGGCAACATGATTGCAGTGGCTAATCGTTTGAAATTATCTGGTCTGTGCGTTGTGGCTGCGGATAACGACATCAAGACATTTGAGAAAATCGGCAAGAACCCTGGCATTGAAAAAGGCACGGAAGCGGCAGGAATCATCGGATGCGGCATTGCTTATCCCGAAGGCATACAAGGCTCGGACTATGCCGATATGCACTTTGAGAAGCTTACTGAGCTAATCCAGAAGAACGAGACAGCTACGCGCAACCGGGTAACTGAATCAATGATGCGGATTGTGGTCGGCGGTGTGATAACGCGGCTGATTAAATCAAAGATGAAATTTATTTCTAACAGGAGGGCTGCTTGATGAGAGATCCGTTCAAAATTAATTCAAGAACAGCCATCAGCATGAGTGGTGGCCAGAACTTCCGCATACATGCTGTGGCGCGTGTTGCAATCAAATGATGGGCTTCCTGATGGCGTGGAGGTTTGCTTTGCGAATACGGGTAAAGAAATGGAAGAAACGCTTGAATTTGTTCGTGCTATCGAAACAAATTGGAGTGTTCCCATTCGATGGATTGAATATAGAGATGATGAACAAGGCTATGCACTGGTGAACTTTGAAACGGCTAGTCGTAATGGTGAGCCGTTTAAAGCGATTGTACAAAAGAGACATTATCTTCCAAATCCGGTTACTCGGTTTTGCACCGTTGAATTGAAAATCAGGGCAATACACAAGCATCTGAAGTCGCTCGGCTGGAAGGATAAAGAGTCTGAAGGATGGGATCAGATGGTAGGTATCAGATCAGACGAACAAAGACGTGTTTCAAAGATTCGCGCTCGGCCTAGTCCAGAAACTAGCAAGGAAACAATGATATTGCCGCTGGCTGATGCTGGAATTACTAAAAAGCATGTGGGCGACTTTTGGAAATCACAGTCATTTGATCTTGGGTTATTCAATAACAACGGACAAACGATGCACGGCAATTGCGATTTATGTTTTCTCAAAGGTGCAAATCAAGTCTTTACTCTCATTAAAGAAAAGCCAGAGCGTGCGATTTGGTGGGCTGGTATTGAATCGTTAGCGTTAGCGTCAAAGCCTAGTGGCGCGGTGTTCAGGTCTGACCGCCCAAGCTATCAGCAAATGCACGACTACGCACTGAATCAAGACGATATGTTTGATGGTGTAGAAGATGAATCAATTTCTTGTTTTTGTGGAGACTAACTAATTATGGCTAACCCATGGTTCAGGCTTTATTCAGAGTGTTACGACGATTTCAAAATGATCTCAATACCAGAGGTTATGCGGTGGCGCTATGTTGCTTTGATGTGCTTGCAGTGTAGCGAGACACTTAAAAATCTTCCTGATGCTGGCGTCGCTCTCAAATTAAGAATATCACTTGGAGAGGTCGCAGAAACCAAAGCGATTTTGACCAAGCAAGGATTTATTAAGGGCAATTGGGAATTGGTTAATTGGGACAAACGGCAGTTCTTATCTGACTCAAGTACGGAGCGCCAACGCAAGCATAGAGCTAAGTTAAAGGCGGCTGAAATAACGAGGAAAGCACGCATGAAACGTGACGGTGACGTGACGGTGACGTGACAGTCACGGCGTTGTCACAGGATAGATACAGAGTATTAGGGAAAAAAGAACCTAATACACACCGGAAATTCAAGGACAAAAGCATGAGCCAAGAAGAAATTACAACAACAGCAAGGAAGTGTTTTGAATGTGCAAGTCTTTCCATTCAAGACAGCTTTAAATTAAACAAGGACACAGGCTTGGCAATCTGCCGCAAGAAACCTGAACCAGTGGCATTGAACTGGAACCGGCCTTGTGGGGACTTTGAACCAGCACCAGAAGCAAGCATTTTAAAAAGACGTCAGTGGAGAGATTCTAAAAATGAGACAACTAAATGAGCTGGCATTGTTCGCCGGTGCTGGTGGCGGAATACTCGGCGGTCACTTGCTCGGATGGAAAACAGTCTGTGCAGTCGAATACAACGCATACGCCAGATCAGTATTACTGGCCCGACAAAACGACAGAACACTCGCGCCTTTCCCGATTTGGGATGACGTGCGAACTTTTGACGGGAAACCGTGGCGAGGAATTGTTGACGTGGTATCTGGCGGGTTTCCCTGTCAAGACATTAGTGTCGCAGGAAAAGGCGCGGGACTTGACGGTGAGCGAAGCGGATTATGGACTGAGCAAGCCAGGATCATTCGCGAAATACAACCACGATTTGCATATATGGAAAACAGTCCAGCACTCACTATTCGAGGACTTGGAATTGTCCTTGGCGACTTGGCCGAAATGGGGTTCGATGTTGAATGGGGTGTCATATCGGCAGCAGATACCGGAGCCAAGCACGATAGAGAAAGAATTTGGATTTTGGCCGACTCCGTGCGCAAGGGATGGCAAGGGGACGTCAGCAAACAGAATACCAGGTCATCCTCGACACAATCACAATTTAGATTCAAAAATAGAGTTAGAGACTGGTGTCATAGTTGGCCGGCTGAACCCGCAGTGGGTCGAGTGGTTAATGGGATGGCCCATCGGGTGGACAGACTTAAAGCCATTGGAAACGGGCAGGTTCCAAGAGTGGCGGCAACAGCATTCAGGGAGCTAACAGCATGAAAAAGCGAAACAAAAAGCACATGCCGAAAATGGTACTGATACCGAAGATCATTCCACGCATAACAGCACTGCAAGCGTATCCAGACTTGGCAAATAACATTGCCACGATTAACCAAATGAGCCATGAACTCTGTGTAATTGCTGGCGCCATGTCTTACGAAAGCAACTGCAAGCCGCTACTTGGCAGAAAGGATATGGAAGCACTCGCGATTATGTCGGCAATTAAAGTCTTGGAATCAATTGTGGATCGCCACGACCGCACTGGCAAGGTTTTCGTCAGTGAGTTAGAGGGTAAGTCGCTTGATGCAGCAGTAAAGGGCATACACAGCGTTTTGAGCAGGATAGGCAATAACAGTTATGAAACAGCTTTACACGAAGTCGATGGGTATATCAATGAGATGAAAAGGATTGCGGCATGAAAATCAATCACGGAACAATGGCAAAAGATGTACTCAACTACTTACTAGAGCAAAACGGTAGAAAGTTTAGAGTAGGCACATTGGCAAAGACGTTTGGCGTATCGCAAGCAAGTATGAAGATCATTTTGGCGAAAATCAGTGCTGTTGAATCTGCATCAGACAGTCACAGAATGATGTTCTTTATTCCAAGCCCTGACATGATCGCAGAACGGGCAAGAGTCGCAGGATTGCTACGTAGGACTCATGCCAAGCCCTATGTTCAGCCGAAAGGAATGGGCGAACGATGTAGTGAGTTGTACCCAGTTGGACGTGGTTTTATTTCAATATCTTAGGGACTAGGCATGAAGCGAGACATACCAATACATCACATCACTTTTACACCATTAGATAAGCTTTTAGACTTGTGGATAAGATCCCAGCGCAGGAGAGACAATAGGGGGAATGGTGGATTTAAAGGGCGCGACTCGATCCTGCAATCAGACGGCTTGAAAGACTCTGAGCAGCTTTGCGATGGAATTGACGAAGAAGTAGCTCAAGGAGTGGACGCTTGCATCTCAAGCTTGACATCGCAGCATTCATGGGCAATTAAGAAGCGGTGCAACATTGCAAGTGTATGGCCTTTTCCGAAGCTTGATTATCAATCAACACTGAAGATTGCCGAGTTTGAATTGAATAGGAAGCTAAAGCGGAATATTGCTACTGCTAATTATTTTTGATGCGCTGCACAACAGATAAATACAGTTATTTTAAGTATTCGCATAAATAAAGCTTGCATTGTTAAATGTATGCGCATATACTCTATTCATCGACGCAACATTGCGAAGACCGAAGCAGCGGAACTGCTTATAGAGAAAGAAATAAAATGAAAATAACTTTTGGCGCTGTAGTTAAAAATCCAATCAATGCTTACGCAATGACAAAAAAAGCAGTTTTTCAATTTACTATTAAAGAATCAATAACAAAAGAGAACTATAAACAATTAGCGCGTTTAGCGTTTCTCTTTAAAAATAATTCTGGTTACATTTTGCCAACGAACAAAGCTGCTTTTCTTTCTCTTATTGATGCGATTGAAGCGAGTGATTCGGCAGTATGCAAAGCATCTCATGAAAAAACATTAGCAAAAAAAATCGCATCATCAAAAAATAAAGAAACCATCGAAGATTTTATTGAAGATTATTGCGATATTTATGGCGATAGATCAGAAAAGGCTATTTCGGATGCAAAAAAAGAATATTCAAAAATTTAACGATTAATAACCCGAGCCAGCGAAACTGGCTATTTGATGAAAGAAGAAAATGAAAATAAGATTCTTAGCTAAAGTTGCACATAAAGACAGTGCTGCAAAAATTGAAAATACTAGTCTTAAATTGTTCAAGCCTTTCAAATTGAAAGAGCGTTTTTATGTCAATCAATGCGACTTTTTTGAAGTTGACATTCAAGACGGAGAACAAACTTTTGATGAGTTTTGTGATGATTTGGGCTTTGTCGTCGCCCATGCATACTTTCAAGATATGAATGGAATCGAGGCGGCATACACGTTTTTAAAAACGGCACAAGTTGAGCATGCACCAACAGTTAATTATGCTGATATGAGTCCTGCCGCTGTTTTGACTCGTGCAATTCTGCAAGAGTACCCGCACTGCTCAGCAAGTGAATTTAAGAGATTGGCAGTCATAGAATCAATTGATCGCGGATATGACAATTCAATCGCAATGCAAGCGATAACAAATTACGCATAAATCATGTCAACAGAAAAATCAGAGTTGCACATCACAGACATCAATCGAGCGGACAAAGGCCAATGGGTAGCAGCCGCGCGTCTTAAAAATCAAACTCTCGCGCAATGGTCTATCGATGCGCTTAATCGTGCCGAAGCTGATCAAGCACTGGCAAAGCATAGTATAGAAAGCGGATATTATGATTAGCGAGAAGAAGCCGAAAGGCTTTCAAAAGAAAATGGAAGGAGGCAAGCGCGTGTTTGCCTATCTTGACCAAGCTAGTATTGATGCTGCTAAGAATCTAGGAAACGGCAATATTTCCGAAGGAATAAGAATTGCATTAAAAGCGCTTGCACAAAGTTAAATTACAGTTTATTATTTTGTCAGCCGGATTCCGTGCGTCTAAAAAAAGCCTCTTACCTTAATCGGTCAGGGGCTTTTTGCATTGTAATCTGCAAATTGTGATAGTCGGCTTAATGCGCAATTAGCCCAAGGGCAGCATGTAGCTTGCGAGTGGCGAACGCTTAACGAATCAATCAGCCTTAATGAACTACGATAGCCAGTAAGGGCTTAAACAATCAGTCATGCAAGCTAATGACCTGGGACGCTGTAATCCAGAACAAACAACGAAGCTCACCAAAAAGGTGGGCTTTTTGCTTTGCGGCCTCCTATTCGGTTGGCGCACCAGAGGCGCACTGGTTAACACGCTCATTGCCCCGAACTACATTCAATTGTAGCGGGGCTTTTTCTTTTATGGGAAACATCATGTCATTACAAGATCAAATCGCAGCAGACCAAGCTGCCGTAGTTGCCGCCCAAGCCGTTTTGGATGCTGCAAATGTAGCCTTGGCCGCAGATCAAGCCAAGCTTGCCGCTGTTCAACCGCATCTCGACCTGCTTGATCGTATCGAAGCGGAATTAGCGCTCGTTGAAGATGGCGTTGACGAAGCTTTGCGTACTGCATTGCTTCAAGTTGCCGCAAGTATCGTGCCATTCGTGGCCCAGATGCGCTCACTGTTCACGGAGTAGATCATGGCTGAAATTACAGTTTGCATTGAAATAGACGAAGACGGTACGATTTCTGTTGGGGCTGAACCATCTGAATCAGAAGATTCTAGTGATCCAAGCCAAGCGCAAGGAATGACTGACCTTTCTCAACCACCAGAAGCAGGGGAAGAGGATGCGGAAAAATCCTATATGAAGCCAGTCAACTCGATTGAGCAAGCTTTATCAGTAGCGCGAGATCTTCTGAAGAATGCAAATCAGGTATCGGGCGCAACAATGGGCGGTGATCCAGGCGGTCCAGGAGCGCAAGACGCAGCAAACGCCGCATTTCAAGCGCGCAGAGGTGGTCGATAATGGGTTCCGTTGCTGAAAGAATCGAAGACAACGTTCAAGCAATGCGTTGCAAGCCAAGCGGTGACGATATCATTGAAATGTCTGGCGACATCATGGCAGCAGTCGCATTGGCTTATGACTCACCTGTAGACTTTGACGGAGTAACGATTAGCGTACTACGTGAACCAGGCTCATGCCGTTTGCTGGCAATGATCATCAGCCCTGTTGATATGCATGCGGGTGAGCCATACCCAAGATACCAAGTTAATCCTGATGCGGTAGCTAAGCCAAAAGAGAAGAAGCTTATTCTTCCGTCATAAATTAATCATGAGCGATAGCAAGAAAGTAGCGGGTACTCGGTCAAGCACAAAGACGAGTAGCCGCGTAGTAACGCGTAAAGTTACTAGTAATACAATAAAAACAAGTAAAAGTGTCGAAAAACACGGGGTTATGACTGCAAGCGAGAAATTAGCGGCATTTGGTATTGATGCTATTTGCGAGCTTGTTGCAGACGTTACGCCACAAAGAACTATCGCAGCGCAGATTGGCGTTAGTTGGGTTACTTTTACCAAGTGGATTGATAGCGATCCAGCGAGGAGTGAGCAATACGCGCGCGCGAGGGAGGCTCAAGCCGATAAGATGGCTGATGACATCCTTACTATTTCCGATGATGGCAGCAACGACACTTACGAGACAGAAGACGGTACGCGCACGAATCAAGATGTAATTGCTCGTTCTCGTTTGCGTGTTGATGCGCGTAAATGGTTGGCTTCAAAAATGGCCCCGAAAAAGTATGGCGACAAACAAACCATCGATCTCAATGCAAAGATAGAAGTTGATGAAACAAAGCTTGATGAACGGCTAAAGTTTTTACTTAGCAAGTGATGGACTTGTCGAAGTATTCCATCGCAGAGAAGCAGGAAATTCTGGCGATATTAGAAGCAAAAGAAGCAATTTCAGCAAGAGAGAGTCTGGCTAAGTATGCAGAACTTACGCTCGAAGTCATTCCAGCGCGACATCATTTGTTACTAATTGATGCACTAGAAGAGGTAGAGCAAGGCATGTTAGACGTGCTTATTGTGACGATGCCGCCAGGCAGTGCTAAATCAACTTACTGCAGCGTAGCTTTCCCCGCGTGGTATATCGGGAGGCATCCTGAACGTTGCGTAATCGCTGCTTCACACACAGCCGAACTCGCTGAGCGATTTGGTCGCAGAGTACGAAATATTGTTGGAAGCCCTGAACATCTAAGAGCATTCCCGCTTGGTGGGCTGTCTGAGGATAGCACTGCAGCAGGGCGTTGGGATACAAAGCGAGGCGGCGAATACTTTGCTGCTGGCGTGGGCGGTTCGGTGACTGGTCGTAGGGCAGATTTAGCAATTATTGACGATCCAGTAAAGAGTAGAGAAGACGCGGATAGCGAAACGATTAGAGAAAAGCAGTGGGCTTGGTGGCGCGATGATATGAGTACGCGCTTAAAGCCAGGTGCGGCAACAGTATTAATTATGACGCGCTGGCATGAGCAGGATTTAGCTGGTCGCATGATTGCAGATTTAAAGCAATCGGGACAACGAGTAAAAGTGCTATCCCTTCCAATGGAGGCGATGGACAATGATCCTCTTGGGCGAGAAATAGGAGATCCACTCTGGCCTGAATGGTTCACATCTCAGATGATCGAGAATGCCAAACGTGAGCCTAGAACGTGGTCTGCATTGTATCAACAAGAGCCTAGACCAATTGGCGGCGGTGAATTTAAGATTGAATGGCTATCGTATTTTATCCAGCCGCCAGCGAACATTAATAAAATTATTCTGGTCGATCCGTCTAGCGGAAAGAGTCGAACCCGTGGCGACTATACGTCAATGTGGGTAGTCGGTTCTGGTGCTGATGGAAATGATTATGTTGTTGACGGACTGCGCGATAGGCTCAATCTCACAGAGCGCACCGATGCATTGTTTAAGCTGGTACGAAAGCATAAACCTGCTGCAGTTGGATATGAGCAGTATGGACTTCAGGCAGATATTGAGCATATCAAGACCGTACAAGAGAGCCAACAGTACCGATTTAAGATCATCGAACTTGGTGGTGCAGTAAAAAAGGAAGACAGAATCAGGCGATTAATTCCGTCATTTCAGCAGTCACGTATCTGGATGCCTCAGTCAATGAAGCGTCAGATGGTTGATGGGCATATTAGAGACATCATGGATGATTTTAAATCTGAGTTTCTTTCATTCCCTGTTGGCGCTCATGATGATGCCTTAGATTGTTTAGCAAGAAAAGAAGAGTCAGAGATGCGTAAGTTTTTGACTGCTCCAAAAAGGCAGGAGCAAGAGGATCGATACGATTCATTCATTCCGCTAGATTCCGAGTTCAACTATTAATTACAACCGCCCACTGAGGCGGTTTTTGCATTTTGATATAGCCAAATTTAAGAGGGTACAAAAATGGATCTACTCCAAGCTGCTGAAGCGATACAACGCGCAGCCAAGATGTACAAAGATATGAGCGATGCAGCAGACGCTTTGCAGACGATTGGATTAATGGATCAAACCGTGCGCGAACGTCAAGCATTGATTGATGCGGCAACAAATCAACTTGATGTGGTCAATGCCGATCTGCTTAATGCCAAATCAAAATTAGCTGAAGCAAAAATTCAGGCTCAAAAGGTTGAGGAATTAGCCAATGAGAAAGCAGTAACGATTGTTGCTGATGCTCAATCTGCTACTGACGAGATGCGACGTAGAAATGCAGTAGCTATAGACGAGTCAAATACTAAATCTATTGCTGATGTAACTGCGCAACGTACTGCCATCGTACAGGCGGCGGCAAGAGTGCAATCTGATCTTGATGCGATGATTGTGCAACTCGCAGAGAAGCAAGCATCACTCGATGTAGTCAATTCAAGCGCAATAGATGCTGAAAACAGACTCGCTAAAGCCCAAGCAGCAATTACTAAAATGCTAGGAGGGTAATCATGGCAGTCGGAACAATCATATTATTCTCAAAGAATAAAGCAGATCTTCGCATCAACGATATCGTCGCTGGTACGTGCAAGATTGCATTAGTCACTAACTCATGGACACCAGACGCAACGGTCACGGGCAATAGCCTATGGGCTGACATGAGCGCGAATGAACTTGCTACAGCGAACGGTTACACGGCTGGCGGGATCTCGCTTTCTTCGATGGTCGCTACAGCAATCACGTCAGGTTATAAATTCTCTTCTTCTAGTCCGGTATGGACTGCGGCTGGTGGTTCAATTCCAGTCTGGCGCTATGCGGTGATTTATATGTCTGGAACTGTCTGGGGAAAAGTCAATCCAGTAGTGGGTTACTTCCTTGGGGACACGACTCCTGCCGATGTACCTGCAACGACTTCGGGTAATACGTTGACGATTACCGTACCGGCTGGCGGCTGGTTTGACATGGTGTAAGCGTGGCTGATAATTCAACACTCCCCGCAACTGGCGACGTTATCGCAGCTGATGAAATATCGGCAGTTAAATATCAGCGCATAAAGTTGATCTATGGTGATGATGGTATTAATGTGGGCGATGTATCGGCAACAAACCCATTTCCCGTTTCTGTCAATTCCGCCAACTTTATCATCTCGACCAATAACAGCTCTACCACACAACTAGCGGCAGGAGCAACATTTACGGGCATTATTGAGGCAGTGTTATATCAGCCATCAATTTCATTGCTCGAAACGTCGGATCAGACAATGCAAGTTATTGTGCATCAGTACATCGATGCTGCTGGAACGTTTGAAGTTGCGCCAATTACGATCAATTTGTTAGCGGGTCAAACAATCGACCAGTCATTTACTCTAAACGGAAACTATTACAAGGTCACCGCGCAAAATACGAGTGGTTCGACTACTACTACATTCAATCTCAATACAGCAGTCGGCACTATAGGAGCCGCAGATTATTCCGGTAGAACTCCAGTTACGGCTCAGTATGCAGATTTAGAATTGAACAAATATAGCGTCGCTGGTGTCATCGCTATTAACACAGTCTTAATGACAATTGATTGCACGCGTTTCGCTTCATTGTTGATCCAGTGCTTAGCAATGGGAACAACAGGCGTAGTAACGGCTCAATGGTCTAGTGATCTTGCTTTTACCGCACCGATTACTGCAACTCTAATATCCGAATCTGGCGCAACATCAACCACGTTTAATGCTGCTGTCTTGCGTGCAACGAACAAGCTTGCACGGTATTTCCGATTGATTCTAACGACTGCAACAACAGCAGGTACGACTACGATTAACGTGCATGGCTCGCATGTAGCGATAATACCAATTGTAACGACTCAGCCAGTTTCCGGTACGGTATCCGTTACTAACATGACGACCGCAAGTTCGCTTGCGGATGGTGCCAGTAATCCAACTATTGCTTATTTTGGCGCGTATGGGATGCTGCATAACGGCACAACATGGGATCGTGCTAAGTCAAATTTTAATACGACAACTGGCGATACTGGTGCCAAGACCGTCACAGTAGCAGGGGCAACTCAGACTAACTTTAATGCGCGTGGAGCTGCAATTAGTATCAATATGGGTACGGTATCAGGTACAACACCAACCTTTACCGCACAGGCGCAGTTCTCACCTGATGGCGGTACGACATGGGTAAATATTGCAGGAGCAGTGACGGCAAGTATTACGGCTACTGGTGTTTATACGCTGATTATCTACCCTGGTGTGACCGTAGCAGCAAATGCATCAATTAGCTATCCACTACCTCGCACATGGCGCTTGAACTACACAATAGGCGGCACAACACCGTCATTCACAATCACCAACGTGCAAGTTGCATACATCAAATAAGGGTAAGTCATGTCAAATTACGATGCGTCACAAATTGGCGTTCCTTATACACGAGTACACCGAATCGAGATTCTTTACCCTGATGCGGGATTGCAATCAACTGCGGTCTTAGATCAATCCGAAGCGGTCAAGATGGCTGATGGCACGGTGAGAAAGTTACGCGAATTACCAAGTCTATATGTGACATTTGATTTTAAAAATGATGGTAGTACATCTATCCCGCTGATTAATCCAAATGACGGATCGACCATTGGCAGCACTACATTAAACACGGCCATGTTAAATATTCTCGCAGTTGTACGGTATGAGCAATTAAAAGTCGTTTGAATTTGAAAGGGCAGTAAATGTCTCTGCTCGTTCTATTTAACAGGTCAAGCGGTAGCGGAACAATAATATCGCCGCTCAAGGGCAGTATAGTTTTAAGTGGCAAAACACCGAGCGTTGTACAGCCAATAAATGTTGTTGCGGTAAAAGGTTCGTTAGTATTCACTGGATATTCTGCTGGATTACTTCAGCCGAAAGCAGTAGCGCCTGCAGTCGGGCATCTTGTTTTAACCGGATACATTCCATCGGTAACAGTTAGTTCAAGTGGTGCAATTAATCCGTTCAAAGGCTCTATCCTGTTGAGTGGATATGCACCAAGTATTCAGCAGCCGAAGTCAATTACTCCGGTAGCCGGACACTTAGTTTTAACAGGATATGCACCAAGCTTTTCCAGTCCACAAACTATTAATTTAGTCACTGGTCATTTGACATTAAGCGGATATGTTCCATCGATAAGTCAGCCGCGCAACATTGCAGCGGTAGCGGGTCATGTCACTTTGTCAGGCTATATACCAAATATTAGCCAGCCAAGAACGGTAGCACCTAGTACTGGGCATATCAATTTAAGTGGGTATGTTCCAGTAATTACATCAGGAGGGGCGCAGTCGATTGCGCCAATTGCGGGACACATTATTTTAACGGGCTATGCGCCAGGTGTTTCGGGAGTTGTAGCGCAAAATAGTTACTTACTTCCAATGCATCGGCATCGAGGTAATCGTTAAGTCAGACAACACATTAACTAACCCGCAAATCGCGGGTTTTTTTATATTCAAAAGGAATCAGCATGGCAACTATTACACCGACACTTACCTATGTTAGCGATGACAGATCAGTCGCCCGTTTTACATGGGGGCCAATGGCAAATGGTGATGTTGGATCGCCTGTTTCTTTTGTTGAGTGGGCAGATCGATCTGTTCAGGTAACAGGTACATTTGGCGCGGGTGGGAATATGAGATGGCAGGGCAGTAATGATACCGTGAACTTTTCAGTACTTACCGACCCACAAGGAAATGCATTGGATTTAACGGCGGCAAAGATCAAGGCAGTTACAGAACTTACGACAAAAGCACAGCCTTCGATTACTGCTGGCGATGGCACAACTGCATTGACGGTAACGCTTATCGCTCGTCGCGCGCAACCATTAAGAGCCTAATCCATGCTCGATCAACTGGATGAATTAACGCCTGAGCAGCAGCAAGCACAACAGGCGCAGATTGAGCGTCTGGACGCGTTCTCTGACACGATACGCAAGATGCGAAAAACGGCAATTGATGCTAGAGCGCAAATGGGCATTGAGGATCAGTGGCAAGAAGACGAGGATCATTACGAAGCAATTGATGATGCGACTCGGACTACTTCAAGCAGATTAAAGCCGTATGATTTTGGTGGAACTGGAACAGGCCCGACTCGCTTACCGGAAAAAACACTGACACGCAGTACGGTATTTGTTCCAATGACGCGCCCTTATGTCGATATGGCATCGGCACTGATCTCTGATTTGTATCTACCAACAGACGATAGGAATTGGGACGGTGAGCCTACGCCAATTCCAGATTTGATCAAGCAAGCAAAAGACATAACGCCATTAGTACAGCAAATGCCAGCCATGCCTTCCATGATGGGACGCATTAAAAGTATATTTGCACCGCAGCCACAACCAGCTCAACCACTACAACCAGGACATCCGCCAATGCAAGGCGCAGCACCTCAAACAGTAGGCGATGTAGCGCAGCAACAGATAGACGCGGCAAATGACGCATGGAAAAAAGCACGGACACAGATTGATGACTGGTTAGTTGACTGCTCCTACAATGCGGAAATGCGCAAAGTCATCAAAGATATGGCGCGTATTGGCACGGGAATTATGA